AGACAATCTCGTGTACGCGCAGGCCGGCGAGTAACTCGTCTTGGAGCGTTACCGAGTTGCGATATGCCGCTCGGCCCGCCTGGGTGTAGCCCGTGATCGTCAGCGCCGCGTCCTTCAGGAGTCCCACCGCAATCCGATTGCCTTCCTGGGCCTCGCTAAGTGAGCCATACCGACTGTAGGTGTGCAGCCGTAGTTCAATCTCCGGTAGCCCGCCCGTCCCGAACCCGCGGATGTCGCGTTCATCGAACGTCTCGACCCACAGGCACGGGTAGGTCACACTCGGCGGCAGCGTCCCATGCACCCCGCCAGCCAGGGCTGCCGCCAGCGTCGCGCTCGTGCCCAGCACGGCGAACACGGCCTCGGCGACGGGCTGCAGAACGGAATACATCAGGCCGCCACCTCCGCGCAGTCAAGAAGCGCCCATTCGCGGCCCTCAGCCCAGCCAGACACGCCGGCAATCTCGAGCGTGTGCTGCGGAGATCCCGATGGCCAGGACGGGGTCCAGAGCACCCGCATCTTCGGCGACAAGTCGGCCCGGGCCCGGATCCGGAACCGGTAATCCACGGTCGCCTGAATCGCGGCCGCCTGTAGGCGTTCCCCCGCGCGGATTGGCATTACTTCAGCGGGCACCGTGTCGACTGTCCGCCAGGTCCACCGCTGACCGCCCTGCGCATCGCTGACGTAAATCGCCGTGAGGGTGCCCGTCGCGGGCGTCGCCGGCGTGCCAACGACGGTGAACGTGTAGGTGGTGGGACCGGTCACTGTGACCTTTGCCCTCACGTTATACGCCGCCTGGTCGGCGCCCGCGTGTGTCACATAGTCGTTCGTCGCATACCCATGCACCGCCGCGGTCGTCACCGTGGCCGTCGCGCCGCTTCGCGTCAGGCTCGAGACGTTGAGCGTGGCAGGCGTGTGCGTCTGGATGGCGATTCGCTCCCGCATGGAACCGGCGCGCGGGGATGGCATCAGGCCCCCACCTTCTGCCGCCCATGCGACCGACAGGACCGGTAGATGTCACGGGAGCCACCTGGGAGTTCGGCGACAATCGTCCCTGTAACGACTTGCTCGCGCTGGGCATAGAGCGTGCCGAGGTCCAGGAGCATGGCCGCACGCAGAATGGGTGCAACCGCAGTCGCTTGCGCATGCCCGCAGACGAAGCGCACGGTGACATCCCCCGCCTGCCCATAGGTCGAGGGCCAGACCACGCTACGGGCCAGCGACAGGCGCCCACGACGGCAGCGCGGTCCTGCCGGAGTGGTGACGACATAGTTACTAGCCGCCCACGTCTGGAGCACTCCGGCGGTATCGCGGTACTTCAGGTACGTGACACTGACCAGAGGCGGCCGAGGGATCTCGATGTAGCCGTCGGCGGGAAATGCATCCATGACCAGATCCCACGTCTGGGTCATCAGCGCGCGCTGGGTCGCCACTTCCGCACGGTCCCGCACCGCCGGAATCATCACATCGGAGATCAGTAGATCTTGATCGGTGATGTCCTCGCTGATGAGGCACTGCAGTTTGGCCTCACTCAACGTGATCGGCTCAAGCACCGGGTCGGTAATGCGTGACAGCGCCACGGTCAGGCCCCCATCAAGACGCTGCTCAGTTCATGGAGAATCACGACTTCGGCCGGCGTGAGCGCCTTGCCCGTCACGAATGGCAAGGCGATGCGCCCGTGGAATTCGGCCACCGGGGTGGCCGTCACGCCCGAGCAGCCGACTGTCAGCGGCGCCGTGGTGTTCTCCATGGCCACGTAGAAGTTCGGCGCGCTGTTGGCCGACTCCACGGTCGATCCGTCGTTGTCGAGCACGGCGTCGACGTAGAGTTTCACGACAGGAGCGGTCTTGGTCCCGTCATACGTCGCGACCACGAACACCCACTGCCCCAGCGAAAGCACGGTGCCGCCCGTGGCAATCTCGGTATCGCTGGCCGATGCGTCATGCAGTTCGAGGGAGAGCTTGCCTGCCGCATCGATCCAAAGCCGCCACTCTTCCTTGTTGCCCGCCGAATCGTACTTGGCGAGGATGACGTTCGTCGCGATGGCGTTCGGCTGAATCCACGCCCCGACACTGAACGGCAGATCGTCGGTGCCGTCGCCAAAGCTGAAGTTGGCGTGGTCGATGCCAGCCAGGTGATGATCCCCGGTCGGGTGAAAGTGGTACGAGTGGACCTTGCCGGGATGTTCGACCGGGGCAAAGTCGTCCTCGAGAGCTTCAGCCGCGCCGGCGGTCTCGGACGGGATCAAGTCGCCCACCGAGATCCCCGACACGAGCGTGCCGCTCTTTTCGAGGAACGGCCACAAGCTCGGCTTGGTCGTGCCGAGAATTGAGAGCATGTGGTTGAGAATCCCGGCGGTCTGCCAAGATCCGAAGTGGCTCATGTGTGCCCTCGGCTGCGCGGGCTCACCCGCTCTTGATGTCTAACCCCGCCGGCGGACCGTCACACACCCACAGGTGATAGACGGCCTTGCCATCCACGAGTCGGTCCGCCGGCGGGAATACCTGCACCGCCCATCTCCCCGGGTACGCCACGGAGAAGGCGTCCCACACCTCACGCCAGAACAGGGGCCGATAGTCGGGCGCGAAGATCTTGAGTTGGAGCACGGGGCCGAGCACCGACGCCCGAGTCCCGCGCTCCGTAATCGCCACATCGGACGCCACGGTGCGCCCTCAGACTTAGTCGTCGACCGACGCGGTGCCGATGGTGCCGCCGGTTTCGTTGGCGACCTCGCAGTTCAGGTTCCGGAACTTCGCGCACCCGTCTGCGACGATGGCCGCCGTCAAGGACGCCAAGTCGCTGAAGATGTCATTGTCGGAAATGACGCCGGTTGTGCCAGTCAGGAGTTCGATGCCGGGCTCGTTGTCCGAGACCAGCGTGCACTTCCTGATCCGCACGTTGGTCGACAAGGTCGTGATGCCCGAGATGGGCGCCACGGCGGCCGCGCCCACGATGACGATGTCGCAGTTGTCGATCAGGACGTCGTCGCTCGCGTCGGTTAGGGAGATCCCAACCTGACAATGGGCCGATGACGCATGGACCCGTTCCTTGAGTCGGCGGATCACCGTGCGCGTACAGCCCGCCTTGATGTCGACGCCGATCACGAACTCGTCCACGCCCGCGCCGTCCTCACCCGGCAGGATCTCGATGTCCTCCAGGATGGTTGACGTCGCGGCCGCGTTGATGTCGATGCCGATGCCGATGGTGGTCACGCTCGGCAGGAGCCGCAGGTTCTTCAGTTTGATGTTGCTGGCCGAGATGTCGATACTGGCGTTCGCATGATCGAAATCGAACCGCGGCACCAGCCCACCCTCGCCGATCCCGATCACGGTGACTCCCGCGATGTCGAGCGCGATCTGGGCGTTCGCGATACCCTCGTTGTGGCCGGGCATCACGTAGACAACGTCGCCCGCACTCAGCACATCGCTGGAGAACGCGTAGGACAGCGTAGCGAATGGCGCGTCAGGGTTCTGGCCGTAGCCGACCGCGTCGGTGCCGGTTGCGGAGTTGACGAACCAGATGGCGCATGGGTGCTTGTCGACGCCGGCGATCGTGAAGACGCCGCCGGATTGTGCGCGTGCGAAGAGTTCAGTGCGTGCCATGTCCGAGGTTCCTCTCGTGTGATGGCCGTTCGGGGAGACCGGCGCGATCCCCCCGTCAGGTCAGGTTGTTGTCGCCGCCTAGATCGTCGCCACGCCGTCGATCAAGCTGGTCGGCGTGAGGCCGGCCGTGGCGAACTTCGCCGGCGTCCGGATGTAGGTCACCGCGCAGATGTCGCCCGCCGCGTCGCAGTCCAGATAGACCGCGACGTAGCGCAGATCGACGCCGGTGGCAATGCCAAGTTGGGCCAGTTCATTGGCCGAGCATTCCAGCGCGAGCATGTCGTTGGCGGCATCGGCGTCGGTCGGCGCGGCGTGCGCTTTGACCTCGATCGGCGATCCGGCGCCCGTCGCGCTCTCGCTCGCGAGAATCCGGAACGTCAAGATGCCGGTCCCGCTCTCGAACGTGACCAGCGCCATGAAGTTGAGAAAGTCGCGCATGTCGACCCAAGCGATCGCCACATCAGTGGTCGCGTCGGCGGGATCGTGGATGTAGGTCCGCGCCGCCATCTCGCAGCGCAGCTTGTTGGTTGCAATCGCGGAAGCCATCGGTCGTCTCTCCTTGAAACGCGGTCACTTCAGTGGACCGCGACCGTCAGCGCAGATCAGCTCGCGACTATCGCGCAGCCAGGGTCACGATCGGCGACAGCGTGTCACCGTGTTCCGGCGTCAAAGGCGACGACCACCACGGCATGCCACAGTTGCGCACCCAGAACTTGAAGGCGCGCTCGTGGTTTTCGAAGCGCACATGGACCGACTCGGCCTGCTGCAGGGGCTGGTAGAGT